GTGTCTTTTATTTACTCTAATCTCACTCTGTTCAAATGTTAACTGCGAATTCAATGTTTGAATCTGTTCAGCAATCGTTTCGATTTCACTAAGTCTATCATTAACGGTGCCAAGTTCATCTTTAACTTTTTTCAACGCATCTTCAACTTCAGATAATTTTTTATTTCTCTCTTCTACAATATGCAGTTTATATTCATTACCAATGGCTTGCTTACATGTAGGACAATCATCATTGTTATGATAAAACTCAATGTCAGTATCAATTTTTTTATGAGTCTTTACTAAACTTTGTTGTAAAGTTTTAAACTTAGATAACTTTGCATCGACTTTAGATTTGTCTGAAATTTGTGTAATCATTTCCGACAAACTTGTTTGTATTGTCGCACATTTAGTTTCACTCTCGGCAATCAATAATTGCGTGTTTGCGATATCTTGTTGCTTAGATAAAATCTGAGTTGCATTATTCTTGTTTAGCGAATCAATAAACTGAATTTGATATTGAATCTTTTCACTCTTCAAGTCTACTGCATACTTTGATTGTGAATGTTTTTCTTTCAGTAAAAGAAACTTATCTTTAAGCACACCGTTCATGCGTGAAAAGATTTGAATGTCTAGCAAGTCTTCAATGATAGAACGTCTGTCACTAGCAGACAACTGCATGAATGGAGTAAATGATGCTGAACCCAATACAACAATTTGAGTAAACGATTTGTAATTGAGTTTGAGAATGAATTTCTCTAGATGTTCTTGATAGTCTTTGACTGCCGCATCTTGATTAACTAAATGCCCATTGCAGTAAATCTCAAACACATTTGGTTTAATACCACGAACGATTTTGTATGACTTGTTGCCTGTGTCGAATTCAATTTCAACGACTGCATCTTTACCATTAATAGTATTTACAAGTTGTCCTTTGTTAATACTACGAAACGGTTTGCCAAACAAAACAAATGTCAATGCATCAAGCATGGTTGATTTACCTGAACCATTAGAGCCAACAATCAACGTTGTATTGTCGTTATCTAATTTGAGTTCAGTAAAAAAGTTGCCAGTGCTTAGGAAGTTCTTCCAACGTAAATTACGAAAAATAATCATTCAATGTTTTCTGTAGATAGTGCCTCAACATAAAGTTCACGCATCAATGTTTTAAGTTTATTTGGATCATTGATACTCAAACTTTGTGCATCAATAAATTTAGATAGAATTGACATTGTGTCTTCTGCTTGATTAACAATGTCTTCATCTTCTTCCGTCTCACTAAATTCTGTAAAGTCTTCAACGATTGTTACATCGACTGGACTTACTTTATATATTTCATCAACTAACTTTTCAAATAAGTATGGGTCTTGTTTATTGACAACAACAACTTTCACATAAGCATTTGCATACTTGGAGAAGTCCATATTCTTCAAGTCTTCAATCTTTAGTTTATCAACACCATCATCATAGTTGACTTTGTAAAACATTCTATGTGGATTATTTACATATTCAACTTTCATGCTTTCTGTATCCAGAATAGCAAATTTCTTCTGGTCTTGATAGTCTGACCAAAAGAGTTCGTATGGAGTTCCCACATACGTGATACCATCATGTTCAGAGAAAGTATGATAGTGTCCGCTGAACACTCTATTATAGTTGCTTAGAAACTTATAGTCAATACCATCGTGGCTATCTACGCCTCTAGACAATGGAAATCCTGCAAGTTCAAAATGCCCCATACACATAGATGAAGTGCTATTCTTAATGAAGTCAAAGATTTCAGTTTCATTGCTTTTGCAAATCCACGGTATCATATCAATTTTGATTCCATCGATTTCTAATGTTCCTTGTGTTTGCCACAGGCGAACGTTATGATAGTCACGCAATAACAAATCTGGTGAATTTACTTCTAGACTTTCTTTCCAAAAGATATCGTGATTACCAATCAATGCATGAAGTGTAATGCCTTCTTCGACACATCTATCAAAAAAGTATCTACGACTTTCCATAAGCGAATGAAAGTTGATGTACTTACGCCTATCAAACAAATCACCAAGTTGTATGATTGTGCGAATGCCTCTTTCTGCTAATTGCGGAAAGAATGTTTCATCATAAAACTTTTCATAGTAAGCATGAAACGCTTTGGAGTCATTTCTAACACCAAAGTGCGTATCACCTAATAGACATATTCTCATACTTTCGTTGCCCTTGCTTCTTCACTGTTGTACCTAAAGACTTGTCGATTATAGCACGAATTGCTGTCAAATGCAAGACTGCGGTTGCTCTTAAGTCTTGCGGCGAACGTTTATTTTCAACAATCTTTAACCAATTTTCAAGTTGGGCTGGAATGGGAGTTTGCATCATTGATCTCCAAAAATTCATCAAACACGGTATTGCCAGTAGACTTTTTCTTTCTAGGCTTTGCGTTGGCAATCTTTTTTTCTTTATTTGCTTCAAATGCATTAATAAAATCACTAATGAATTCTTCGCTATACGAATCGTGAAGTACACCATTGAGTCCTGCTGATACGTATTCTTCTCCATTGTTTTCAATGAGTGAATTTATGATAACGTTATCCATACTCTTGTACTTGATGTACAAATGTTTTTTCTCTTTTTGAATTCTTCGCAAGAATGCATAGTAAATAATTTGGGTAAAGTATGCAAATGGATTTTTAGACTTCTCTGGATCAAAGTTATCAATGTATAGTAGACAATTTTCAATGCCATCAGACACCATATCTTCTTTGAATGTGTAGTTTGCAAAGTTTGGTTTACGTGCCAAGTGCGTTGCAATCTTAAAAAGACATTCACCAATGTACTCAGGTACTCTTGGGCGTTCGCCATTTGTTGCTTCTGCTTCTTTAACAGCCGCACGAAAAACAACCATCTCTTCTAAAAAATGTTCGTTGTTTACGTAGTGTTTTACTTTTGTTGCTGGTATGGCAGTAGTGTTCATAATTTACCTCAATTTGTTGACAATCACTTGACAATAGTGTATTATTACTGTGTCCCCTTTGATAAAGACTTAGTTAATGTATAGTCTGTGTGTTAGCAGATACAATAGCTAATGCTCTCATCCTATCAATTTCTTCTCTTACCTTTTCTTCAGAATCGAATTCTTTATTTCTATTCTGCAATACAATGTTCTCTTCTTGCTCTCCTGCCTCATACTGATTGTATAATTCAGTATAGACTTCCAATACGTCATCTGTCGCTTCTGATACCGAAACAATACTTTGTTTAAATATTCTTGACGGTAACGTAAAATTCATTAGTGGGTCCCACTTCATCATGGATAAGTTGAATGTATTTTCTTCTAACACTTTAGGAACAATAACAACTCTCATTGGACGATGAATCTCAATGAAACTTTTACTTTCTTCAACGATGTTGCCTATGACAGTATCACCACTTGTCAATTTAAGTACTTTGCAAAGCATTATTCTTCCTTTAGATTTAACGTATATATTTTATATTCAAACTTCTCATCATTATAAATTTTCATACGTTCAATAAAATGTTCCAATGTAAAATTCTTCCTACTCTTATAAGTCATGTCATCCGATATGTCATATAGAATGGCTTCTTTCTTGTTATCTCCCAAACGCAATCCTCGACCAATAGACTGTAATGTTCTAATCTTACTCTTGCTTGGTGAAGCAAAAATAACATTGTGCAGATTACGAATGTTAATACCAGTAGAGAATGTTCCATATGATGCTACGATAATTGCATTCTCTTCATCTTCAGTAATTCTACGAACTTCTTCTCTTTCATCTACACCAACTGCACCATGAATAAAGAATACAGGTCTATTTTCTTCTACTGCGTCCTTAAGCATATTATACAATATTCTGCCGTGCTTGTCAACGAACTGATACAGTAGAAGAGTGTTACCTTCTAGACTCATAGTTAAATTTCTAATGAATCTATTACGTGACGGCTTGCCTACAATATAATTTATCTCATCTTGATATTTAAAATTCTTACCCAACTTACACGATTCTTCATTGTGCTTAAGCACCAATGCTTTAATTCTAAACTTTGCTAATCGTCCAGAGTCAATCAATTCTTTTGTTGTTGTTATCTGTTTGACTTTACCGAACAATCCTTCTAATACTAATTTATGTGTCTGTGTGCCATCTAGCGTACCTGTCAGACCAAATCTATACTTACACTCTGTCAGTTTTGTTAGAATCGATATCAGCGACTTTGCTTTAAACAAGTGCGCTTCATCCCCAACAACTAATTCAAATTCATCGAACCATTCTTTTGGCATCTTGTAAATTGACTGCCATGTAGATATAACGATTGGGCAGTCAGTTTGTTTACTTGCACCAGACATAATTTGATGAATATATTTATCACTCTCGAATCCATAGTCTTCAAAGTCTTTGTATAACTGTGCAACAAGTGAGATAGTAGGAACAATGATAAGAGTCTTACAATTTAAATATCTCGCAATGAGATATATGATAAGCGACTTACCTGATGCTGTGGGTGATACTAATAAGTTTCTTCTGCTACGTACTGCATGAATGAATGCTTGAATCTGATAGTCTCTAACCTCAAACGGAATACCTAAAGTATCTATAAAGTCTTTTGCTTCTGCTGTAGAGAATTCATCATACGTTTCTACTGATTCATCAAATTCAATTACGTAGTCACGTTCTTTAGCAAACTTCTCTAAGTATGGAATCAATCCATAATAAATTTGTCTGTTCTGAGAATTGAATAGGCGTATCTTTCCATCCCACACTTTGTTTTTAAATGCGGGCATGAATTTGTAACCGGGAACGTAGAATGTGAAGTATTCATTTAACTCCATTGCATCGGAGTTCTCACACTTGATGTGTGCGTAGACTTCATCTACTTTTGAGATATAGAGTTTATTGTACACCTTGCGTAAACTTTTTCCATTCTATAGCATTCTTAATCTGAAAGTTGCGTTGGTTGACGTTCTTAAGTACTTCTTCCAAAAACGCTAACTTTTCTTTTTGATTAATTATGCGAACATTATTCTGTATAATATCTTTATCAGAGTCAAGGTACATATCAACTTCATTCTTCATCAATCGTTTAACGAAAGGCTCCCAATTGAGTTCGTCAAGTTCTTCTTGTGAAAGTTTTCCATTGTAATACTCATACTTCTTCAAAGATAAATCTTTGCTTTGAAACTCAAGTGCTTTGAGTTTGCGTCTTTCATCAAAATAAATTTTGAGATATTTACTGTGTAGTTCTGGTATCTTCAAAGATGCGATACCTAACTCTGTGGAGTCAACTGTAGCATCTAGTCTCCACTCTTCCATCATTTGGTCTAACGTCATAATAATTCCTCAAGTCAATATTTGTATTCATCATAATAACACATTCCTAGGCAAATGTCAAATGTTTGTTGCTTCGTAGTAAGTATAATTAAACGTTACTGTAGAGGTAACAAACTCTTGATTATCTACAGCAGAAAACTGCATGTCTCCTAAGTCGGTAGGATATACACTAAAGAAATCAATTTTGAAATTTGGATTGTTTGCATTCGTTTTGATAAACAATGTTGCATCTGAAGTTACACTATCAAGCAATTTATCATTATCTTGTAGTCCACTTCTCTTATCATATCCTTTCGGATTACCTAGTTTAAATATCCAATTGTAAATCTCATACCATGATTGCATGTC